ATAGAAATAAAGGAAGAAGATATGAGAGATTACCAAGATAAGTTTGAACAATGTGATATATTTTTACATAACAAATCAGATGCTTTTAAAAATTGTATGGAGGTAGCATGACACATAAATTATTATTACAAATAGCAATCATAGGTATGATATGTAGTATGTGGTTTTTATTAAACTACAAAATAGATAATGTTATGAACGAAGTTCGTGATATAAAAGAAGACCAAGAGATAATGTCAAATGAAATAGGGTATGTGTATGATGACATGAGAGCCTTATCAAACTATGTTACATTCCATGAAGAGATAGGACATATTGAACCCATAATAAAAGAGGAGAACGAACAATGAAATCAACGCTAACCAAAGAAGAATATAAAGAGTTTACAGATAGCTTGACAATGATAAAAGAAAAAGCTAACATTACTATTGCCCATAGTGTAGAATACAAAGGCGATAAATTTATAGTAGAAATATTAGATGATGTAGATGTAGAACATTTAGATAATATTTTACTTGACATGGAGAATTAAATAGTGTATAATAGCATCTCAATGAGCAACCGAACAAGCCCTCTATCTCCATGTATTAGTAGGTTTGGTTCTAACCACAACTCCGAGAGTAGTTGGCTCACAACTCTCCTAGTTTTTAACAACTTCAAACTTAATCATAGGAGGTAAATATGATAGTAGAAGGAACAGCGTATTGGGCAAGTATTAAGACACCTAATACGACTTTTGAACCTGTATATACAGTCAACTTAGTTGTTGACCAGACTGTTGCAGATGATTTTGCAAGTCGTGGACATACAGTAAAGCAGATGAATGAAGGTCCTGCCTTGATTGTCAAACGAAAAGTGAATGGTCCTAATGGAATGATTAGGAACGCACCGAGATTGATTGACCAAAACAAACAGGATATTAATTTAGCTGTAGGTAACGGCTCTAAAGTTAGAGTTCAATGTAGCGAATTTGAATGGGAGTATGCAGGTAAGTCTGGTAAAAGTCTTGACCTTCAAGCTATTCAGGTTGTTGAGCTTGTTGAATACAAAGCTGAAGATGGGTCAGAGTTCTTTGATGATAATGAGGAATTTTAATTATGATTATTACCATTAAGAACGAGAGTGGCGAAACAGTTTATGATGTTTCAAAGATAGAGAACAATGATACCAGAATGAATGCTACTGTTAGCATAAATAAAATGGGAACATTGAACACTTTAGTTGAAGCATTAAACTTTGCTACACAAGGGCATCAAAATAGTCTTGAACAATTATTAACTGATTGTCCTGAAGCTGTGGTTGAAACACCAACAGAAGATGAAGAAGAAACTTCAACAGAAGATGATTCTTTAAACGAGGTATCGTAATCAGTCTCCCTAACTATTGCTACTGATAGTTAGACGACTTTAAAAGTGCAAGTAGATAGACTGATTTTTCCTCATGTGCGAGGGTGTTTCAATGTCGATAAATAACAAAACACAGCAATGCTAGAGTCGATTTTGCTAGTTTTAGAGACCTAAACCAGAAAACTAGCATGAGGTTAGCACATAGAAGAGGATAGCTATTAAAGTATAAATCCTGCTTGATGAGAAACTGATGTTTGTAATTTACAATAGAGAATATATGCTCTGTAAGTTAGACTAGGAGAAATCATATAAACAACGCCTCACTTTTTTTACAGGAGATAAAATATGAATACAAAATTTATTAAACACAAACTACCATGTCCTAAGTGTGATAGTAGTGATGCTGTTTCACTTAACAGCAATGGGTCTGCTAAATGTTTTAGCTGTAATGCTTTTATTCCAGACTATGACAACGCAGATAACACAGTAATAGAAATGAAACAACCAGAAACATCTTTCCTTAATTCTTATACAGGAATCTATGCACCTTTGACTGATAGAAATATATCAGAACAAACTGCTAGAAAGTTTGGTGTAAAGGTAATCAAAGATAACAATGGTCAAGTCAAGCAACACATCTACCCATTTCATAATGGTAGTGAAATAGTTGCTACCAAGACTAGATATGTGGACAACAAAAACTTTGCGTGTAATGGAACTTTTGAGGGTACAGGATTGTTTGGAGAACAACTGTATCGTAACAAAGGTGGTAAGTATTTAACCATAACTGAAGGCGAGTGTGATGCTATGGCAGTCTACGAATTAATGCAAGGCAAGTCTAGTGTTGTATCAATCAAACGAGGGGCTTCATCTGCTGTTAAAGATATAAGAGAAAGCATTGAGTTTATAGAGAGCTTTGATAATGTAGTCTTATGTTTTGATAATGACAAGGCAGGTATAGATGCTTCAAGACAGGTAGCTAGAATACTTAAACCAAGTAAAGCTAAGATAATAAATTTACCTAACGGATATAAAGATGCTAACGAAATGTTAGCTAAGAAAAAGTTTCAAGAGTTTTCTACTGCATGGTGGGAAGCTAAGACTTATACTCCCTCTGGTATCATGGAGTTGTCTAGTAAAAAGAATGATTGGTTAAACAGAGAGGAGAAAGAAAGTGTTGCATATCCTTGGGAAGGATTGAACAAAAAGTTATATGGTATGCGTAAAGGAGAACTCGTAACTCTTACTGGTGGTACAGGACTAGGTAAGTCTAGTGTAACTAGAGAACTTGAACATCATCTTATAAAGAATACAAAAGATAATGTAGGTATCATAGCACTAGAAGAGAATTGGTTAAGAACTGCAGATGGTATTGTTTCCATTGAAGCTAACGACAGAATATACTTATCAGAAAAACGAAGTAAATATACTGATGAAGAACTACACACTTTGTTTGATAATGCTATACAAGAAGGTAGAGTATTTATTCATTCACATTTAGGAGCAACTGATATAGATGAAATATTTTCTAAGTTAAGATATATTATTATCGGGTGCGAATGTGATTGGGTAGTAGTAGACCACTTACACATGCTTGTTAATGTTCTTACTGAAGGGGATGAACGAAGAGGTATTGATATGCTTATGAATAGATTGCGTAGTCTTGTAGAAGAAACAGGAGTAGGTATGATATTAGTATCACACTTGCGTAGAGCACAAGGAGATAGAGGACACGAGAAAGGAATACAAGTATCTCTATCACATCTCAAAGGCTCACAAGGTATAGCTCAACTATCTGATAGTGTTATAGCACTAGAAAGAAACCAACAGGCAGAGAATCCTGAAGAAGCTAACATAACTAAAGTTCGTGTATTGAAATCAAGATACACAGGAGATACAGGAATGGCTTGTAGTTTAAGATATGATATTGATACAGGTAGATTACACGAAGTATCAGAGGAGGAAACATTTGATGCAGAAGATTTCTAATATAGTATTTGATATTGAAACAGATGACCTTGATGCTACAAAAGTATGGTGTATTGTAGCTAAAGAAGTTGATGGTAATACATATAAGTTTGGACCAGATGAACTTGAAGATGGTTTAGATTTATTAAGAAGTGCTAACACTTTAATTGGTCATAACATTATAGGTTTTGATTTACCGGTACTTAAAAAGTTATTTAACTTTACATACTCTGGAAAGATTATTGACACATTAGTTATGTCAAGATTATATAATCCTATTAGAGAGAACGGACACAGTTTAAAAACTTGGGGTTATAGATTAGGCGTACCTAAACAAGAGCAACCAGAGTTTGACAACTACACACCACAGATGTTAGACTATTGTGTACAAGATGTAGTTCTTAACGAAGCTGTATATAAATTTTTACAGAAAGAAGGTATGGGATTTAGTAAACAGTCTTTTGATTTAGAACAATTAACTGCTGCTATTATGTGCGAACAAGAGAAGACAGGATTTTATTTTGATAGTAAACAAGCTATGACTTTGTTAGCAGAACTAAAACAAAAGATGGCAGATGTAGAAGATATAGTTCAGAAAACATTTAAGCCTAAATGGGTTGATGATAAACTTGTAACTCCTTACATTAAAAAAGATGGAGAGTTAAGTAAGAGAGGACTTACAGATGATGAGTATGCTACTATACTTACATCAAACAATCACGAACCTTTTATTCGTAAGAAATTAGTTGAGTTTAATTTAGGTAGTCGTAAACAAATAGGAGAATATCTTATAGACTTTGGTTGGAAACCTGTAAGGTTTACTCCAACAGGACAACCTATTGTAGATGAAGGAACTCTTAAAAAGATTGAACATATAACAGAAGCTAAACTTATTGCTAACTTTTTGTTATATCAAAAGCGTATAGCCCAAGTATCATCATGGATTGATGAACTTAAAAATGACAGAGTTCATGGTAGAGTTATACCTAACGGAACTATCACAGGTAGAATGACACATAGAGGTCCTAACATGGCACAAGTTCCTAACATACACAGTCCTTATGGTAAAGAATGTCGTTCTTGTTGGACTGTTCCAGAAGGTTACAAGTTAGTGGGTATAGATGCTAGTGGACTAGAGTTAAGAATGTTAGCACACTATATGAATGACATTGATTACATTGAAGAAGTTATTAATGGAGATATACATTCAACCAATCAACAACTTGCAGGATTAAAAACTCGTGACCAAGCTAAGACATTTATATATGCTTTAGTCTATGGTGCAGGAGATGCTAAGATAGGTAGTATTATTAATGGGGATATTAAAAAAGGTAAGGCTTTGAAACAAAGATTCTTTGCTAACTTACCTTCCCTAAAGAAACTAAGAGACAGAGTTCAACAAGCTGCTAACAGAGGTTTCTTAAAAGGTATTGATGGTAGAAGAATATATGTAAGAAGCCCACATGCTGCACTTAACACCTTACTACAAGGTAGTGGTGCTATTGTTATGAAACAGGCTATGATAAACTTATATCAATTAATAAAACTTAATGCTCTCGATGCTTGTTTTGTAGCTAACATACATGATGAATGGCAATTACAAGTAAGAGAATCTCAAGCCGATTCTGTAGGTAGATTAGGTGTTGAGTGTATTGAAAAGGTAACAGAGCAATTTAATATGCGATGTGATTTAACAGGCGAATATAAAATAGGAGATACTTGGTATGAAACCCACTAAAGAAAATAGAAAAAAGTTTGACATAGATTTAGAATATGGTACAATAAGAGAAGATAAAGTAGCAGATATGCTTACTAATAAAAAGATAGAAGTAAAATCTGAACGAGGTATGTGGATGAAGACAGGAAACATATGTATTGAATATGAATCATATGGTAAACCTTCTGGTATTTCAACAACTGAATCAGACTTTTGGTTTCATAATCTTTGTATTGAAGATAATATATTTTGTACATTTATATTTGATGTACCAAAACTAAAACAACTTATAGAAAAGTTAGACTTTAAAAAATCTGTGAGTGGTGGAGACCACAACGCAAGTAGAATGTGGTTAGTAAATATACAGAAGTTGTTTACGACAGATGTATTTAAAACATTTAAGGACCTAAAAGATGACTAAAGAACTTGACAAAACTGAATTAGATAAGTATAATAAATTTACATCCGAGTCTGGTCATTGGTATTCTCTTGAAGGAGAACCTATGTATACACTTATAGGTGCTAATGGTAAAGAAAGAAACACTACATTAAGAGATGCTAAAAGTATAGGACTTGTTCCTTCTGTTACTACTATTCTTGGTATGGTTGCAAAACCTGCACTAGAAAATTGGAAGGTAACTCAAGCTATAAAATCAGCAGTAACACTTGACATAGGAGATGAAGAATCTATGAACTCATTTGTTTATAGATGTAAAGCTGATGCTAAACAAATTGGTTCTAAAGCAGCTAAAGAAGGTACAAGAATCCATGCTCAAATTGAAAAAGGTTTCTTAGGTCAAGCTAAAACAAAACCTTATAAGATTATACAAGCATGGTTAGATGAAAACTTTCCGGAAGAAGATTGGATTGCAGAAGATTCTTTCTGTGCTAATCAAGGTTATGGTGGTAAGATAGACTTGTATTCTAAGTCAGGAATATTTGTGGACTTTAAAACTAAAGATAACTTAGAAGGTAAAGACCCTAGTAAATTAGTTTATGATGAACATGGTATGCAACTTTCTGCTTATGCACAAGGCTGTAATATAGATGACCCTGAAAGAGTATCTATCTTTGTAGACAGAGCAGATACAGGATTAGTCTTGTGTCATATATGGGATAAAGAATCACATGCTAAACATAAAGAAATGTTTAATAGCGTATTAAGATATTGGCAACTGGTAAAAAATTATGAATGGCAAGAAATCTAAACAGTTAAGAAGACAATCAGAAGGTATGTTAATTGATTGGTTAAGAACTATGATACCAGAAGGAGAAGATACTTCTAAAATTAATAAGAAAAACTTACATGAATTTTTACCAGAACAAACTCATATCTTTGCTAACAATAAATTTATGTTGAGTGCTTATAGTTTAAGATGGTTTTATAAACAAGTAAAAAGAAATCCTAATGTACAATTAAAGGATTTACTTTAATGGCTAGAAAACCTAGAAAACCTAGACCTAAAAAAGTTAATGTACCTAAAGGGTATGATAGTAAATGGGAATATGATATACATCAATTTGTTTTAAAAAGTTGGCAACATCATAACCAAAACATAGATTATGTTGTTGAACATAAATACGAACCTGATTTTATTAAAGAAATTAATGGTAAGATAATATTACTAGAAGCAAAAGGAAGGTTCTGGGACTACGCTGAATACAGTAAATATATTTGGATAAGAGAAGCTCTAAAAGAAATAGTAGAAGATTATGAATTAGTATTTTTATTTCAGAAACCTTTTTCTCCTATGCCACAGGCTAAGAAAAGAAAAGATGGAACTAAAAGAACTCATGCTGAATGGGCAGAAGCAAATAACTTTACATGGTATAGTGAAGAAACATTACCAAAGGAATGGAAATGAATTACAAATTTAATGAAGATAAAATTTTAGAAACAATAAATTTTTATATAGATGATACTTACAACAAACATTATGCTAATGGAAAGTATCAAGCTACTGATATGATTCTTGATGCAGGACATGGAGAAGGTTTTTGTATAGGTAACATCATGAAGTATGCCATGAGATATGGTAAAAAAAATGGAAAGAATAGTGATGACTTATTAAAGATTATTCACTATAGTATAATAGCACTTTACTTACATAAGGATAATAATGGTTGATGATAAAATAGGAACTAAGCCTTACTTAGGAATTGAAATAGACTACGATAAAGAAAAAGAGTTTGATAAATTTAGTTTAGATACACTTAAAGATAGATATTTTTGGGAAGGAGAAACACATGCACAAGAAGCATTCGCAAGAGCCTCAGTCTACGGAGCAACCTACAAAGGGGAAACAGATTTTGAACTGGCTCAAAGACTTTATAACTACAGTTCCTCTCGTTGGTTCATGTTTAGCACTCCTATACTTAGTAACGGGGGAACAAGTCGTGGGCTACCTATCTCTTGTTTCCTTAATTATGTTCCTGACAGCAGGACTGGTTTATCTGCTCACTATGATGAGAACATATGGTTGGCAAGTTCGGGTGGAGGCATTGGTGGATATTGGGGCGATGTTAGGAGTAACGGTATTTCTACTACTCATGGCAGTCGTTCTACTGGTTCAATTCCATTCATGCATGTTGTAGATTCTCAGATGTTAGCCTTTAATCAAGGCACTACTAGAAGAGGTTCTTATGCTGCTTATATGGATGTAAGTCATCCAGAGATAGAAGAGTTTATAAACATGCGTAAAGAATCTGGTGGAGATATTAATCGTAAATGTCTTAACCTACATAATGGAGTAAACATAACAGATTCATTTTTAGATGCAGTAAAAAATGATGAAGACTGGAGATTGATTGACCCTAAAACTAAAGAAGCTGTTAAGGTTATTAATGCTAGAGATTTATGGTGGCAACTTATACATGCAAGAGCAGAAACAGGTGAGCCATATATGGTAAACATAGATACTTGTAACGAAGCTTTACCTCAAGAACAAAAAGATTTAGGTTTAAAAATTAGACAAAGCAACTTATGTTCTGAAATAACTTTACCAACTAACGAAGAAAGAACAGCAGTATGTTGTTTATCTTCTGTAAACTTAGAACACTTTGATGATTGGTCTAAAGATGATAATTTTATATTAGATTTAATAACCATGTTAGATAATGTAATAGAACACTATATTGAAAACGCAGTAGACACATCACAACTAGGAGGATATAATGCAAATTACAACAGGTTTTCTAAATATATTAAAGAAGACAAAGAAGGATATACTAAATCTGCCTATTCGGCATATAGAGAAAGAAGTCTCGGCTTGGGTGCAATGGGGTTTCATGCATATCTACAATCTAGGAACATACCTTTCGAGGGAATTTTCGCAACTGGGTTTAATCACACAGCTTTCACATACATTAAATCAAAAGCTTTACAAGCTACTAAAGAGTTGGCTATCCAAAGGGGCGAAGCTCCTGACATACATGGTTCAAATCGTAGAAACGCTAACCTACTTGCTGTTGCTCCTAACGCTAGTAGTGGGATTATATGTAGTGGCACTTCTCCTAGTATCGAGCCTTATAGAGCTAACTGTTATACTCATAAAACTTTATCAGGAAGCTATCAAGTTAAAAACAAATTTCTCGAAAAGATTTTTAAATCCAAAGGATTGAAAGTTAAAGAGTTAGAAAATATTTGGAAAGACATCGCAAGTAAAGATGGTTCAGTACAACATTTAGATATACTTACTGATGAAGAAAAAGAAATATTTAAAACAGCAAATGAAATAAATCAAATCTGGATTGTAGAACACGCATACCAAAGACAACAATTTATATGTCAAGCACAGTCCGTAAACTTATTCTTTACCTTACCAAAAGCAACTGAAGGTCAAGAGATACACGATGAATACATGCAGTATGTTAATGATGTTCATTGGTATGGTATGAATAAACTTAAATCACTCTACTACTTTAGGTCTAACGCAGCTAGAAATGTAGAGAATGTAAACATTAAAGTTCCAAGAATCAAGTTAGATGATGTGGAATGTATAGCCTGTGAAGGTTAAGGAAAAATTATGAGCTTATTAGGAACAAGAGATTATTATAAACCATTTGAATATCCATGGATGTTTGATTACTATGTACTACAAAATCAAATGCATTGGATGCCGGAATCTGTACCATTACATACAGATGTAAAAGATTGGCAAGAGCTTACAGACAAAGAAAAGAATTTACTTACACAAATATTTAGATTGTTTACTCAATCAGATGTGGATGTAGCATCAGGTTATATAGATAAGTATATGCCTATATTTAAAAAGCCAGAAGCAAGAATGATGATGTCATCTTTTGCTAACATGGAATCAATACATCAACATGCCTACAGCTTATTGCTTGATACAGTAGGTATGCCAGAAATAGAGTATAAAGCATTTGCTGACTACGAAGAAATGGCAGACAAGCATGACTATGTTGGAAACTTTAAACCCAGTAAAGCTAAAAAAGAAACTATAGCTAAAACACTAGCAGTCTATTCAGCATTTACAGAAGGACTACAACTCTTTAGTAGCTTTGCAATCTTGTTAAACTTCCCTAGGTTTGGTCGCATGAAAGGTATGGGTCAGATAGTTACCTATTCTATTCGTGATGAATCTATGCATGTAGAAGCTATGACTAAATTGTTTAGAGAGTTTATACAAGAGAACATAGAGATATGGACAGATGATTTTAAGAAAGAACTCTATGAAATATGTAGACAAATGGTTACACTTGAAGATAAATTTTTAGACCTTGTGTTTGAGATGGGAGATTTACAAGGCTTGACAAAGAAAGATATGTATGCTTATAATAGATACATAGCTGATAGAAGACTACTACAACTTGGTCTTAAAACTAATTACGACCAAAGAGAAAATCCACTTGGTTGGATTGATGAAGTCATGGGTGTTGAACATCAAAACTTTTTTGAAGGTAGGGCAACAACATACATGAAAGCAGGATTGAGAGGAAGACAAGACAACATAACCTTTAGTGATTTAAATGAGTAGACTAAGTGATAAAAAAGATGCTGCTTGGTTTTTAAAGTGGGTATCTAGTTTTATAATTGTAACTGCTATGTCTTTACGAGGCATAGAAAATATGCAAGTTTATGATTTAACTTTATCTATAATAGGAGTAACCGGTTGGTTAGGTGTTGGTATGTTATGGAAAGATAGAGCATTAATTATTTTAAATGCTGTTGGTCTTGTCTTTTTATTTAGAAACTTATTAATAGAATATATATTATGAAAACAAAAGAAGCAAAATTATTACAATATACTTTACTATACGACAGGTCAGGTAAATTAGTTACAGAAAGAATATCAACAGATATTAAAAAACTAAAACCTTACTTTAGTAAAGAAGAGTATTCAATACTAACAACTCTTATGAGAGAATGTACTCAGAAATTAGATGAGATACATAATCATATAGAATGTAATTTAGATGCAAGGGTAATGACATAATGAAATGGGCTTGTTTATTATTAAGTTTATTAACATTACCTTTATTATTTAATGTTACACCTTTAGAAACAATAAGATTAAAAACCTTTGATGCTTTTGTACACACTCCTGAACCATCAGGCAACTTTGTAATCTTAAATATTACTGAAGAAGATGTAGAGAAAAAAAGAGGTTATCCTTTTCCTAGACAAGATTTAGCACAAATACAAATAGATTTAATTAACAAAGGTGCTATAGGTGTAGGTTGGGTTATATTATTTCCACAACCAGATAGGTTTGGGGGCGATGAAGTTTTTAAAGAATCTTTATTTGTAGCTCCTAGTGTATTAGCTATGCCAGAATTTAATAATGGTATATATCCTAAAACACATGGTACTGTTATTCTTGGACCATATGTAGACTTACCTAAAGCTACAGGATTTTTACAAAACATTCCTGAACTACAAGAAGTTGCAGCCCAAGGTGCTGTGTCTGCTCCGGTAGATATAGATAATCTAGTAAGAAGAATACCTTTATTACAACAAACTCCTGATGGTTGGGTTGCTTCCTTTGCTATAGAATCATTAAAGACTTTATTAGGTTCTAATACTTATCAAATAAAAACAAACGAAAATGGTATAGAGCAAATAAGAGTTCGTGGACTTGACCCTATATCAACAGATAGTCTTGGTCGTAAATGGATTAGTTGGGTTGACACACCACAAACTACACTAGAAGAAATGAATGTTAATGGTAAGTTTGTATTCGTAGGTGTTACTGCAGCAGGTGTTATGCCACAACTAGCTACACCAAACGGACTACTAGAACCACATAAGATACAGGCTGCCCTTGCAGAAAGTATTTTGATTGACTCTCCGTTCATCCCTGACTATAGATTGTTTGTAGAACTACTAATATTAGTTATATCAGGATTACTAATAGCTTTTGTAATAAGTTATTTTGGTATTACATGGGGTATGGTATTAGCAGGAACTTCAATAGCTTCAGTAGGCTCTCTTGGTTATTACTTTATATCTATCGGTTATCTTATAGATGTCACATGGAGTATGACATGTATGACACTTATTGCCCTACAACAATTCTATTTAAACTTTAGAACACAATTTAAATTAAGACAACAAATAAAGAAACA